CATGGACAGCATTGCTGGAAACGAACAAATGAAGATGCAACAGTGGGGCGAACTTCTTCGTCACATGGGTGGTCTACTTCGTGACCTTCGCGACCTTACTATGCACCCAACTAATCCACTTGAGGCTGTCGTATTAACAGCGATGTCTCGTGTGACGCAGGACGGAAAGCATCGTCCATACTTGCAAGGACAACTTGCAATTCAAGCACCATATTTCTACGACATTCTTGGTGCTCTAACGATTGAACAGTTCCCTAACCCAGACCCTCTCCAAGCTCCTTACAAGGTTCGTCGTATGTATGTCGAACGCACAAATGAGTATGAAGCAGGTGAGCGTGTACAAGGACGACTTGGCGCAATTGTTGAGCAAGACAAGCTTTCAATTGAGACAATGCTCAATGAGATTTTCGGTGCGAAGCAGGTAGCTTCGGCTGAGAAAACAACAACAACAACAACAAACAAGAAAGAAACAGAGGTACCAGCGTGAGTTCGCTAAATTGGTCAGACCTTATTAAAGATGCGGGAGAGACCGCATCATACGAAGCCCTTCCAGACGGAGATTACGATCTCGTTGTATTAGAAGGAACTGCAAAAGTAACACAGTCAGGTAAGACAATGTTTGCCCTAAAGGCACAGGTCGAAACTGGCGCACACGCTAAGCGTCTTGTTTGGGATAACCTTGTTGTTTCCCCAGATAATCCGACAGCACTTGGTATCTTCTTCCGTAAGATGCACTCTCTTGGTCTTGGTAAAGACTTCTTTGACCGTGCACCAAGCAATGCTCAAATTGAGCAGGCAATGGTTGGTCGTAAGTTCCGTGGACAAATTGGTTCACGAACCTACAACGGTAATAAGAAAAATGAAATCAAGAACTATTACCCAGCAAGCGGAGCAACAAATGCTGCTCCACAAACAACTGCAGCAGCACCAGCTCCTGCACCAGCTCCTGCACCAGCTCCAGCGCCTGCGCCAGCTCCAGCAGCAGCACCTTCATCACCGTTCTAATAAACGTTGTTGATAAGTTTGGGAAACCGTCCAGTCGAAAGGCTGGGCGGTTTTCTAATTAATAGAAAGTTTTAGGAAGGTAACACAATGAAAGTACTTATAACTGGATGTACGGCGCAACAAGCGTCTAGTAAAACAGCATTAAGGACTCCAACATTTTCTACTCTCATTGCTCAAGCCTTAAAAGATGGTGGAGCTTCTGTAGTAATTGCAGAGCCATCTATCTACATGAATAAAGAGGCTTTACAAGAGTACGACACAGTTTTAGTTGGGATAGCACCGCCGACAAGTCTCTCTGCTAACAAGATTTACCCAGCTTTTTCTGTTGCCTCAAAAGCAAGGGAGATTGGGAATCTTGCTCTTTTCTTAGACGCTCCAGAGCAGTACAAACTTCAATCATCTTTAAAGTCATGCTATTTAAACATGTCTGACTTGCAGAAAGAGTTTTACAGCAGAAGAAAAAGTTATTCTGATCTTGTAAAAAATGATGAGCTGAAACGCGAAGTCTATGGCTTTATTGAATTTCTATATAATGAAGAATGGCCTACAACTCTCTATCCATCTTTCCCGTGGATGAGTCACGCTAAGGTCTCTCAGGCAATTCCAAATACAAACGCAAAGAACCTTGCCCCAATAAGTGTTGACGCATACCTGCTTAGGCAGCCTTATGTAGCCCCTGATTTCTCTATAACAAAAGAGTATTGGACATGCGATTCAATTAAATCAAGTTGGTCGCGCTCTATCTCTGGGACTCTTCGTTACGAAGTTGTTCCAACTAGAACAAACCGTTGGGAAAGCCTTGAAGATACTCAGCAGAGGATTAGAAGGTCCATAGGAACCTTGGTATCCGTATACCGTTCTAACGAGCCTTGGTGGTCGCCAGCTCTTGCACAGAGCCTTGCAAACGGCGTTCCCGTTGTCACTGACTGGCGTCAAAGCTCTGCATTAGGTCTTGAGTGGACTCATCTAGCAAGCACAGTTGAAACCCTGACGGATTCAGAAAGATTCAATATTTCTGCTGCTCAAAAAGAATCATATCTAAAAGCGATACCTACATGGAAAGAAACAGTTGAAGATCTATTACAAACTATTTCTCTAAAAGAAGTATCCATCTAATCTTTACTAAACAACTAAAACACACTAGAATCTATATCGAAAGGAGTCTTTCATGGGAGAGCTCGATATGAACTGGGTTAAGTCTCAGTTGCAAGCAGCAAAAGTCCGAAAGCCAGTAGGCGATGCAACACTCAAACTTGTTGAACTGTTTGATTCTTTAGAGAATCTAACTCCAGAGTTCAAAAATACAACAATTGAGATGTTCTCAAAACTAGCTCTTGGTCATATTGTTATCAAAGAAAACAAGAATGAAAGCTGGAGCCAAGTACGCCCTGGCGATATAAAAGTAGCAGAAGAGGTTCGTGTAAAGGCAGATGCCTTTGATGGTGAACTTGGTATGTTGCATAACGGTCGTCGTGGTGTTGTAGTTGGTGTTCGTTACGGAGATGTCATTGTAAAGATGACTGACGGAAAAGAACCAGCTCTTGAAGGGGCTCACTATCCGCCTCAGAAACTTGAAAAACTAATCCTTACATGAGAACAACAACTTTAAAATTTGTTGTTTCTGGAGATAGCTACGAAGAGTTATCTCAAGCTGCTGACGCAGCTATCTCCAAGTTTTTAGGTGCTCATAGTGATGACGAAGATTACGAAGAGTTTGAACCTGAACCACCGAGTCACTCTATTAACTATGAATTAATTGTCTCAGAGATTACTGAAATAACAAGTGAATACCAATACACAGCCGAAGTTATAGCGAGGATAAAAGATGTTAGACAACAATAACAAGAGTGAAACATCAAACCCAACAAACGTAACAGTTACAGTTAATACTGAAGAGACACCTGCAAGAGTTGAAGCTCTTCGCGAGGCTGCTCGAATTATTAATGGAGACCGTAATAAACAGTACGGTGGTCCAGAAGAGAACTTTACAAACATTGCAAAGATTTGGGAAGTAATCTTTCAACGTCCATTCACAACAGAAGATGTTGCAATGGCTATGGTTGGCGTAAAGCTAGCTAGATTTGTTTCTAATTCTGGATTTCAGCCAGATACTTGGATTGACATTGCTGGCTATGCTGGCTGTGGTTACGAGGTTGCAAAGAAGCTATACAACGAGCCTAAGTAAAGGATCTCTATATGACCTTAAAAGGCCCGTGGGAATTTACAGAACCAGCTTGTGCTCAAGTTGGAACTACATTTTTTTATCTTAAAGACTTAGACGACCCAGACCAAGGTATGGAAGAAGGCAATTATTTAATTGCCAAAAAAATTTGTGACACTTGCATTCATAAAATTGAATGTGCTCAGTGGGGTATTGCCAATGAGACGCATGGTGTATGGGGCGGTCTAACACCTAAAGAACGTCGCTCTCTTAAACGTGGGAGAAGCGCACATCTTTTAGAATCCCTATCTCAGTAGGTAGTAAACTAGGTATATGAGCGGTGAACAAGTTCAAGCCCCCATGTCCCTCTGCGAGGTGTGCTGGTTGAAAGACCATGCCAGATGGGAACCAGAAAGTATGGATAGCAGTGGAGACATCCTTATGCGTCTAACTGGGGTCGATGTTCCAGTGAAGGTGAATACTGGAGCTGTAGAAGTCTGCACTAATTGCGGGAACATCACGGTGGCTGGCATCTTTGAAATGCAAGATCCAAAAGTTGTTTTCTTCACAACAGATAATCTCCCTACCAGCTCATTAACCTCCCTAAGAGAGAAAGAAGAGGAAGGTGAGCTATGAAGGATGTAAGAATTGGTGAGTCTCTATGGCATCAATGGAGCGGCTCTGGCTACTACGAAGTCACCGAAACAGAGCTTATTTACTTCACTGAAGACCATGTAGATATGGAAAATGAAATAGTCCGTAGGGCTCTTGCTTCTACGCTACAAAGGGATGGCATTTCTGACTCGTTGTCTGATGGGTTCAAACTTATTGTTGATGGCTATGTTGAGTTCGGCTGGGCTGGCACCATAGAAGGTGAAAAAGAATGGAGCGTCTGCGACGAGGATGGTGAAACAAACTATGGTGATTTTGTAGAAGATATAATCGCTGTTACTTGGATAGAAATTTAGTGTTTTAGTTCTATAGTTGATAACTTTTAGGTAAAAATAGGTTAGTATAGTTATGTGTGGAAACCAGCTACTACCCTCAATTGGCAGATAAATGCCCTATGCTCCGACCCTAAAAATAAATATGCAAGGGATTGGTTCTTCTCAAAGGAGCCAAGAGAGCGTTATGACGCAAAGAACCTATGTTACGGATGTCCTGTAAGAAGTCAATGCCTTCAATGGGCTTTAGAGCATCGTCAGATTTGGGGTATTTGGGGCGGCAAAGACGAAGTAGAAATTCGTCGTGCACTTTCTGTCTCATATAACGGTGAAGAAGCAAGACGTAGACGCTATCCTCATTGTCCGTATTGCAGTGCTCGTCCATCAAAATTAGAAACTAGTTCGCAAGAAGTTCCTGGTGGAGGACGATGGACAACAGCAAAAATTGTTACATGCACTGTCTGTGAGTTTTCATGGAGAAGCCGTACTAGCGTAAATGCTGTTGAAGCATATAAGTTAGAACGAGCAGATAAACAGCTAAAGAAACAAAAAGAAAAAGAAAAGAAATCTAAGAAGCAGAAGTCTGTTTCATAAACGCTTCTTCGCAGAACTTTACGTTGTTTTGAAGTCTTTGATCTATAGGATCAGCAATGACTGCTTCTTTTGCATAAGCTAAAGCTTCTGAATACATCCCTAAGTTATAACATGCAATAG